TTGATTTCTAATATTGATGCTACAACATGCAATCTATTTGCATCTGCAGCGGTTACTTTTAATATTTCACTTTCTTGTAAAATTAATGGTTCAGTTAATAACTGTTCTGTTGCGTGACCAGCTATATTTTTTACATCAAACAATACAAATACATTACTAGATGCATCTGTTAATGTTACTGTAATTGTGCTACCATTATTACTATCATCACAAACTAAAATAGATTTTACAATTGCTCTTGAGTTAGAAGGTACAGCATAGAGAGTTGTAATATCTGTAGTTGTTAAATCTTGTTTTTGATTTTTATATATATTTGCCATTATCCTAATCCTAACCAAGTAAATCGTTCTTGGTCTTCTTTTTGTTGTCTTAAAAATGTAGAGTTTAATTGTTCTACTACAGAAGCTAAAGCTCTGTTAATTTGTCTTTGGTTGTCTTCTGTGTATTCTTTTTTTGGTTCGGGTAATCTTACTACTATCTTTGCCATTATCTTCTTCCGTCTGGTTGTAGATCAGCTTGGAATGTACCAAATCTCCATGATTCACCTGATCCTGTATTTTCTATTTTTAAGTTTGCATACCTCCCTCTAGCTCTAGTGTCAACTTTAGTTGTGCTAGATGTAATTGTAAAAGGACTTAATGTCGTAGCTGTTACATCTTCTGATGGATAATCAGATACTGATATGGTTACTTGATTATTACCAGTCAATACTTTGAAGTTTGGTAAAAATCTACGCATAGCTAAAAAGTATTCTCCAATACCTTGGTCAGTTTGTAAAGCAAAATTGTACGATTGTATAAAAGATAATAAAGCTGTTGTACTACCATCTGGATTAATTTGATCTGTACCTATTTCATGTTCAAAGAAAACACTTTGACCTAGTCCTGTTTCACCTACAATTGAAGGAAACGTTCCTGTGTTAGAACTGTTGTATGCGGTTGAATAAGGTTTTGGATAAACAAGAGAGTCAATCCAAGTTGTTCTATTAAAATTAGTATTGGTGTTATTATACCAGTTACCCATTTCACCTGGAGGTGCTTTGGCACCGTAATTATAAACTACTGATCTATCATTAAAAGCAGAACTTGATGATGGATACCACCATAAAACTTCTGTAAACAAATTATTTATACCTGCAGTTATTTGTTGTCCTTTTGTTGTATCAATATTGTCGTAGACAAAATCTTCAACCGAACAAGGTAATGAATTTACTGTACCATCAAAAGAGAAGAAACCATTATTACTCATCCAATATGCAACACCATCAATTTCAATTGCAGCGTTCTGTCCTATTAATCCACAGTTAGTTCCAACTTGTTCAAATCCAAATGTAAAAGGTGCACCAACAAACTTCATTGTATAAAGTGCATTGTCTGTCCAGACAAGAATATTTTCTTTTGCAACTAACGCTCCAACGATCCGCGTTCCGTCTTGAAGTCTTTGTGAACCGGCTGTGTTGGTTGCTTGAATAGTATACTCGTTAATACTTTCATCGGCAGAAAATCTAATAAACATATCGTCTTGTGTAGAAGGCGTACCAATTGTTACTTCTGTTCCAAAATGAATTAAGTGTCTTGTTGTTGGTGATATCAAAGTTGTTCGTGTTGCAGTAGGATTGTTTGATGTTTCAAACCCAGATGTTGTTGTTGATGCTCTGTTACCTGTAGGATTAGCAACACCAGCATTCCATGTAAATGTTTTACCATTTAATATTGTAGCTACTAAAACTTCACCAAAAGAGTTAAGTGACCAAAGTCCTGGTTCTAATGTAACCGTAGATGCTTTAACTGCACTACCAAAACCTGTAAAGTCTGTTGCATTTTGAACTACAGCATTAGTGCTGTGAGCTTGACCATTTGATGTACCAGGAGTTGCTGTTCCATTTGTACCTCTAGTAATACCTAAAAATTGTGTAGAACTTTTTGATGTGTATGTAATTAATTCATTCGCTATCGCAATCGTTCCTGCAGATGGAAAATCAGTAGTTGAGTCTACAGTAACAGCGGTTCCCGATCCACCTGTACCAGCAGTGTCTGCGTTCAACGATCCATCTAGTTCTGTTTGTACAACACCAGTAATTGTTCCGCCATAGTTTCCAATACCAAAACCATAACCATAGTTTTGTGCAGCTGGACCAACAGGTTCATAAGGTTTTAAAGTTATACTACCGCCAGTGGCTACTGTACCTGTTGCAGTTGATCCCATTGTAATGGTAAAAGTTGTTGGAGTTGGAACAGTAATAACTTGAAAGTTTTTATCTTCAAAATCTGATGCTGAAAAACCTGTACCACCTGGTAATGTTACACTATCAAATAAAATTATATCGCCTTCACTTATATTATGTGCAGCTGAAGTTGTTATGGTAACTGTTGTTGTAGAGTTTGTTGAAAGTGTTGCACCGGTAATACTAGTTTTTAAAGGAGTAATATCAAATAGTTGTCCTTCAAAATATACAAGTAAAAATTTATCTGTTCCTAATGCAACGTATCTATTTCCATCTAAATCTACGAATGCAAATTGTTTTCTTACTACACCTACAATTGTATCTGTGAGAAGAGATTGCCAACCGCCTACTTTTTCTGGTAGTCCATATCTAAATCTAGTTAAGTCAGAATCTGTCCAACGACCGACAGCACCAACAGAAGTATCCTGTCTATCTATTCCTGGCGCAAATTTAATTTGTTGAAGAGCCATATGTTAGCTCCTATGCTGTGTTTGTTTTGAAAGCCCAGCCTCTAGTGGCATCTACATAAACTAAAGTAATAGCTTGTCCGTTTGTATTTAAAACTAGATTAGATGTTCCTGTGTTAATAGGTTGGCCGTTTCTATCAATGGTTAAGTTATTAGATGCAAAGGTCCCTCTAGTATCTATAATAGTAATTTCATCTCCTACTGCTGGAGATGCAGGTAAATCAATTTCTATTGGGTTAGCTGTTGTGTTAGCGAAAATTTGTGCACCAGCTACAGCTGCGTACGGAGTATTAGAATCAGTTATTGTTGCATAACCTTTTTCAATAATTTTTGTAATTGTATTTGTACCATCAGAAACACAAAGTAAAGTTGCTCCTGGAGGGACAGGTTGAGATGTACCACTAGCTGTTAAAACACTTAAAGTATTATTAGCAGTGCCTCTAACTGTTTCATCACTTATAATCCAAACTCTTTCAGACCCTGATGGCATTGTTAAAGTTCTAGCACCACCTAAAGTTCCAGATAGTTTTAAATAAAAGTTTTTACCATTTGATGTTGCACCATCTGATAAAAGTAAAGTTACACTTGAACCAGCCATACTAATGTCTTGATAACCACTAGCGCTTTGTTCTAAAATTTGTAAGTTAGTATTTGTGATAGTACCCCAAAGACCAGCTTTTTCTCCTGTTGCTACTATCTCTAATTTTAAATCTGTTGAAAATGTTGATGCCATAATTTTAACTTGGATCTATTGGTGTCCAAACCATGTTTGCTCCTGGAACTATTTCGTTCCATGTTATTATACCTACGTCATTTGTAGCCACTGTTAGTGGTACCCCACTAGGACTTACAAGTGCGGTTCCTGTTACTGTAACATTTCCAGTCGCTAACGTCAATGCGTTTGCTGTAGGAGAAGCCGTAGCGTCTGCTGTAACTGTAACCGTTCCAACACCTAATGTTAATGGGTTGGCTGTAACACTTATATTTGCTTGACCAGTAATACTTAAAGTACCAAGACCTAAAGTTAATGGATTAGCAGTTGCATCTTCAGTAACCGCATCTGCTATGATACCTACACTTCCAATGGTAATGGTTAATGCATTTCCAGTCGTTGATACTAGTACATCGGAATCTGGTCCTGATGTAGCAAATGGTAATGCTGCTATTGCGTCAAATCCTAAACTCATAAATAATCCTTAAAAGGAGACAGTGAGGTATGTGGTGGAGTCACTGTCCCCATTTAAAGATTATATTACTTTTTGAACCAACTTGGAAGTCCTAAATGCGGTCTTCGATCATTTACGTTTTGAGCTGCATCTTTTGATTTTTGATCGTTATAGTGTAGAAATACTTGGGCACAGTTATCACCTTGAAACTCTTCTCTCCAATGCTCTAACTCCATACCTCTATAAACAAGCATATCACCAGGTTTTAGATTAACTAAAATACCTTTGTTATTACTAACAGAAGTGTATTTTTTACCATCAGGTATACCTACATTTTTCTTTGGTTCTAAATGTATTGGCCAAGGATCTCCACCAAGATTTAATGTTGTAGATATTTCACAACTAAATCTATCTTTATGTCTATGT